CACCTAGCACCACGCCCTATAATCCGACAACGGCTATGCCGCCGCTACCGACTGCGGCTACCACGGCATCAATACCTGCCGTCCCGACAGCCGCTCCACAACCCGTAACCCCGCCTCCTTCTCCCGCACCTATTCCAGTAGCCCCTGCGCCGACCTACACGCTTGAGCAGCTGTCACTCGCCGCCGTCGCGTTGATGGACGCCGGCAAGGGTAAGGAGCTGTGTGACCTCGCCGCCGTTTTCGGTGTGCAGTCGCTTGCGCAGCTGCCCAAAGAACGTTACGGCGAATATGCTACAGCTCTCCGCGCGATGGGCGGCAAACTATGAGCGCTGTTCCGACTACACCGGAAATCCGAGCACACGCCTTGTTGGGGGCGTCTAAAGCCAAACAATGGCTTAACTGTCCCCCAAGTGCAAGGCTGGAGGAGACGCTGCCCGAAGCCGCAAGCACATATGCGGACGAGGGAACACTCGCGCACAGTATCGCGGAGCTAAAACTCCGCAAGGCGTTTATCGAACCGATGAGTGCAAAAGCATTCAATGCAAAGCTTAAAACACTGCAAGGCGACCCGCTGTATCAGCCTGAGATGCTGACACACACCGATGTATATATCGACTATATAACCACTGTCGCCAATGGGTACGCATCAAAGCCATATATCGCGGCAGAAAAAAAGCTGGATTTCAGTGCCTGGGTGCCTGACGGTTTTGGAACCGGCGACTGTATTATTATCGGCGGGAACACGCTGCACGTTATCGACTTTAAATACGGTAAAGGCGTACCGGTCGGCGCTGAACACAACCCTCAAATGATGTTTTACGCACTCGGCGCATGTGGCTACGTCAAGATGCTTTACGCCATAAGCAATATCACGCTCACAATCGTCCAGCCCCGGCTTGACAGCATATCCGAATGGTCACTCACCCTGGACGAGCTGCTGGCATGGGGTGAGGAAATAAAGCCAATCGCCCAGCAGGCATATAACGGCGAGGGTGAATATAACCCCGGTGATCACTGCCGGTTCTGCCGCGCAAAAACCACCTGTGCAGCTCGCGCGGCTTCATACCTGGCGCTTGAGGATGATTATGCTTTCGGTAGACCGCTGACCGCGAAAGAAGCGTTTCCGGATGCCCCGACACTCACACCCGAACAGATCGCGGCGGCTATCACCCGCGCCGAGGGTATCGTGTCCTGGCTTAAAGACCTTGAGACCTGGGCGCTTGCGGAATGTCTGTCCGGCGGCACGGTGCCGGGGTATAAAGCCGTGGAGGGACGCAGCACAAGGCAGTTTGCGAATATGGACGCTGCCTTTGCAGCACTCGTCAATAGCGGCATAAGTCAGGACATGCTGTATGAGCGCAAGCCGATCACGCTCACAGCAACGGAAAAGCTTGTCGGCAAAGCGCAATTTACAACAATCTGCGGCGACTACATCATAAAGCCACCCGGTAAACCGGCGCTTGCACCGGACGCCGATCCGCGCCCCGCAATCACCAATAAACAATCTGCTGCCGAGGTATTCGGCGAAACTATATCAAACGAAAACGAATAAAACGACATGGAAGTTTATGACTATGTTGATGACCCCGACGAATACGATCTCGTCTACGAGCCTGGTGAAAAAGACGAGATACCCGAATTAAAAGATAAAACAACAAAACGAATAAGGAGAAACGTTAAAATGCCTACTAACAAAGCAACACAAGTTACAACCGGTGAGGTGCGTCTGTCTTACGAGCACCTGCTTAAACCTTACACAGTCGACCCTAAAAACGAAGCAAAATACTCTGTAACCCTGCTGATACCCAAAACCGATTATGCGACAAAGTCACGCATCGACGCCGCTATACAAGCTGCGATACTGGAAGGTGTCACCAACAGATGGGGCGGTAAGCGACCTCCACAACCTGCGATACCGTTGTGGGACGGTGACGGTGTCAGATTAAATGGCGAGTCATTCGGCGAGGAGTGCAAAGGACACTGGGTTATGACGGCGTCATCTAAGCAAAAACAGGACATCGTCGACCTGCAGCGTCAACCGATCCTCGACGCGACGCAGATATACAGCGGTATGTATGCGCTGGCGGCTATCAATTTTTTCGCATACGACAGCAACGGCAAGCGCGGTATCGGGTGTGGGCTGGGTCCGATCATGAAGACCCGCGACGGCGAGCCGCTGGGCGGACGCATGACAGCCGATGACGCATTCGGCGCTCCGGACGGCTATAACGTTACCGCTCCGCAGATGTCGGCATATCCTGCACAACCTACATATCAGGCACCGCAGGCGGCACAAGCTCCGCGCATAAACCCGATCACCGGGCAACCGATGTAACCTTATATGCACAGCTGGCAAGAATACCGCAGCCCAGGATACCGGGCGCGGGATATACAAAGTCGGTATATATCAATTGATCTCGAAAGCGGAAAACCCATAATTTACGAGATGAATGCAAAAGGCAATACTATCCGGCAATACAGGCCCGCTCCCGTTGAGTACGAAAAATACACAGCACAGATCGAAGAAGCGCGTCGGATACAGCACCTTTTCCCAAATAAAGTCAAACTATAAAATAACCGCAGCGGCGGAGGCGTCTATTGGATTCCTCCGCCGCTGACTAACAGGGGTGAAAATAAAGCATGGCATACAATGTATACATACTGTGTGATAGATGCGGGGACGACGGGTTGTCATGGACTAACCAAACCGTGCCTATTACCGGTGCTATGAGAATTGCGCGTAAACGCGGATGGAAAATTGGTATGAATGGGTGGATATGCCCTGAGTGCCAAAAGAAAAACAAGTCTAATCATATTGCTCATCAAGGGCAGGAGGACACATCTCATGAATGACCGAATCGAGCAGATCAAGGCGCGGCTGGATGATGCTACACCGGGCGAGTGGAAACGTAGTAAATTTATCGATAGTAATACATATATACATTGGTCTAAAGAAGAAAAAGCACACGCAGACAGAGAGGAGCGCATGACAATTAGGGGCGCTGGGTTTTTAGGGACGCCAGAATGTAACGCTATAATGCGAATTGCCCGCGCGCAAAACGACAACGATGTTGACCTTGTCGCTCACGCTCCCGCCGACATTGCGTACTTGCTTTCATCGCTTGCCGAAGCCAACGCGGAGATCGCGCAGCTGAAAGCGGCGCACAGGTGGATACCGGTTGAGGAAAAATTGCCAAAAGACGACGAGTTTGTCCTTGTTTTGCGCGGAAAAAATCTGATTGACATCGCACGGCGAAAAAATGTTTATGGGTATGCCTGGTTTATAAACTGCATTCCTCACGATGACATCACCCACTGGCAACCACTTCCACAGCCGCCGGAAAACTATAAATAATGAATCACATAAGTTTGGACTTCGAGACTTATAGCAGCGTCGATATAAAAAAGTGCGGTGCGTATAAATACACCCGGTCACCGGACTTTGATATCCTGCTTTGCGCTTACAGCATCGATGGCGAGCCGGTCGAAATCCTCGACCTCACAAACCCGATTGAACGTGGATTGTTTAATACTCGGTTCCGGCAATTTGTCATGAACGACGATACAATTTTACACGCGTATAACGCGTCGTTCGAATTTAATTGCATTCGCCAATATTTTAACCTACCGCCTGACGAAGCCGACGCGTTGCTATGGCGCTGTCGCTGCACGATGCTACACGGTTTGTACGCTGGATATACATCCGGGCTTGCAGAAACCGGCGAGGCTATGGGGCTGCCGCAGGATAAACGCAAAATGTCCGAAGGCAAAGCACTGATAAAGTTATTCTGCACGCCCTGTACGCCAACAGCGCGCAACGGTGGACGCACGCGGAATCTACCACAGCACGAGCCGGAGAAGTGGGAGCTTTTCAAGACATATTGCAAGCAGGACGTCGTCACCGAAATGGAGATCGAGCGGCGGTTGTCGCCCTTCCCCGTTCCGGACAACGAACAAACACTGTGGGTGCTGGATCAGCAGATTAACGGGCAGGGCGTGATGATCGACCGGGAGCTGGTAGACAGCGCGCTTGCGGTCAGCGAGGAATCGACCGAAGCACTTACCGCTGAGGCGCAGCAGATATCGGGGATTGATAATCCTAAAAGCGTAAAGCAGCTTGTCGAGTGGCTGCAAGAGGAAACCGACGAAGAGATCGAGGACTTGACAAAAGCAACGGTAAAGGAATTACTTGACCGCGGAATGTCAAGCGACGCGGCACAGCGTATGCTTGAACTGCGGCAGGAACTCGGCAAGACAAGCGTTAAAAAATACGACGCGATGATAAATGCCGTTTGTGATGACGGACGCGTCCGAGGGCTGCTACAGTTTTACGGCGCTAATAGGTCAGGTCGTTGGGCAGGGCGGCTCGTTCAAATCCAAAATTTACCACAAAACCATATTGAAATTTTGTCGCTGGCGCGCGACTGCGTGAAAAAGCGCAAAAGCGGTGCCATAAAATACATATTCGGCAACATCCCGGATACCCTGTCGCAGCTCATCCGCACCGCGTTCGTCCCCTCGCCGGGTAATACATTTTTAGTCGCTGACTTCTCAGCGATTGAGGCGCGTGTCGTCGCCTGGCTCGCCGGTGAACAATGGGTAATGGACGTGTTCGCGTCTCACGGCAAGATATACGAGGCGACCGCGTCACAGATGTTCGGTGTGCCGATTGAGCTTATAAAAAAAGGCAACCCCGAGTATGCACTGCGACAAAAAGGCAAAATCGCCACCCTGGCGCTGGGCTACGGCGGCAGTGTCGGCGCGCTGGTAAACATGGGTGCACTCAAGCAAGGACTGGCCGAGGAAGAACTTCCTGACATTGTGAGCCGCTGGCGTGGTGCGAATAAGCGTATCGTCGACCTGTGGTACCGCATGGAGAACGCAGCGCTTGACGTCGTCCACACCGGATACCCTGTCGGCGTCCGAGGGCTGATACTCGCCCGTGAGGGCGATTACGCGACCGGGCAGGACTTTTTAACAATCACCCTACCGTCAGGACGCAAGCTGTATTACGCTCACCCACGACTGCTGCCGAACCGGTTTAACCGCGACAGCTTGCACTATGACAGCGTCGGACAGAAAAATCATAAATGGGGAGACACCGAAACATTCGGCGGGAAAATTGTTGAAAATGTTGTGCAAGCTATCGCCCGTGACTGTCTCGCAGTATCAATGCAGCGGCTCGACGCCGCCGGGTATAAAACCGTGTTCCATGTCCACGACGAGGTTATCGTCGACGCACCACAGAGCGCAAGCGTTGACGATGTGTGCGCCATAATGGGACAACCCATACCATGGGCGCCGGGGCTGCTGCTTAAAGCTGCTGGCTTCGAAACTTTTTACTATATGAAGGACTAGAAAGGAATTATATGAAAAAGACAACAACAGAACTTATCTGCGACCACTGCGGCGTGAAAATACTTCTCGGACCGGGGCAGCGTCCGCCGGTCGTGATACCCGGTGTGAACTATCAATATCTGTGCGGCGACCTTAAGATGTACAACGTTGTGCAAGATGTTTATATGTGCTGGGGCTGCGCTGAGGGGCTTATAAAATACCTTAACGCGCCTACTATACCGCCTAAAGGATACAATACAGATGGAAAATGAGTTTGATGTAAAGAAAAATCTCGAACTTGCAACGGAGCTGTCGAAGTGTGCGGACGGCGATAATAGTGGCTGTCTGCGCGACGTGCAGCATCACTGCCGTCAGCGGCTAATGCATGAAACGGCGCAAGCACTCGCCCGGACAACCTCACTTTTGCAAATAGCAAACGGGCGAGTTAAAAGCCTAAACCGCGAAAACAGAGCGCTAAAAGCGATAATGTGCCAGTTATGCCGACATCATTGTTGTAAAGAATGCCGCTGGAATCAAGTGTCAACTGCGTCTAAACCGGAAGACCCCGATATTTATAGCGACTGGACGGCGGTATCTGATGGGTTACCCGGCGAGCAGCTGGTACTCGTAAGCCGGGCATTCCATGATTACGCGCTAGCCGAATACCGCGCGGGCGGTATATTTTGTAGCGATGATAACAAAGAGGATTTTACCGGTTACTGGTGGAGCGATGCCTACGGCGAGTTATCAGGTGTCACGCACTGGATGCCATTACCCAAAGGACCGGAGGACGAAAACAAATGACTATTAGAGATTTAGAAGCCTATCTTGAAAATTTTAGCCCGGACACCGAGATAGCTCATATTACATATGACGCGAAACGCAACTACCCCGCTCTGCTTAATATTTCTCCCAAAGACGGCGAAGATTTACCCATAATCTGCGCCGGGTCAGACTTACAGAGCCTCGACGACGCTATGATAAAAACACTCAGTGAATCGGAAAAAGAGATTCATACAATATTCGAAGATTCTTTAACGCCGATTGCCGGATATCATTCTGAAAGTTGCATGAGGAATCGTCCTGATTGCCCCTGCACCAAATGTATAAATGACGGGACCAGAGGTTGTTTTGCCCATGATAAACCATGTGGCGTCACCGAGTGTCCGGACTTCGCGCCCGATCCCGCGGTCACTCAATAGGTATCCTCCGCATTTGGGCCGCGACCGCCGCGCTGTGCGTGATAAACTCCACAGTCGGCTTGCCAGATGCCCAGTACGATATATGCAGCCCCTCGGGGTCATCGATATCATACTGTGTTATAAATCGCTTATATCCTGCCTTGGTCAGTCGGGCGGCTATCCCCGCCCACTGATCGAGCGAATCAATTACCCAGCAATACAAAAAAATCACCCCAGAGATATTATACCCGATAAGCGGGTATGCGACAAGTGAAAATTGAGGAGTAATGCTCAATGAAATCTAAAAAACCAAAATGCTATAAATCCCATGTAACTAATACCTGTCTCGGACGCATTACCCGTTATGGCTTTTTATCGACAAAATGCGCCTGTTGTAAATGGGTTGTTAAGGGACAACCGGTTATCTTATGAACTACGATAGTCAATTAATTATCTTTAAAATTTATCTCGAACTTTTCGTTTGCCTCTTGATTAAATTTATTGATGTTAACAACAAAGACTTTTACAAGCGTTTTTGCGTCTTGTTCTGCCATCTTTGCAATGATCTTATCGAGCTCTTTCTCGTTCGATGCAAGCATTTTTAGAAATAATTTTTGTGTTACCATAAAACCTCTTGATAAAAAATAACATTAATAATTATAAACTAAATAAAAATTAAATTCAATAAGGAATAACAATAATCAATAATCCGGCAATACACGGAATCACCTCAGAAATATTATACCCAATAGGCGGGTATACGACAAGTGAAAATTACCATTAAGGAGTAGAACTCCACATATGAACTACGATAGACAAATAAAAATCTCAACCGCTAACAGCCGAAAAGCCGCCAACTGGCGAACGGAAACACTATGGTGGTCAGAGCTGGCAGAGCGGTTGCGCACTCCGGCGCGGAGCACGGAAACGCTGGCGGAATATCTACGTTACCCTAAAGCTCGGCAGGACGATCTCAAGGACGTCGGCGGGTATGTCGGGGGCGAGCTGATCGGCGGTCACCGTAAAGCCGGAGCTGTGGCGTCGCGTGACCTTATAGCTCTCGACATAGATAACATACCAGCCGGTGCGCTGGAGGATATCGAGCGCCGTATAAAAGCGCTCGGGTGCGGGAGTATTGACTATTCTACTCGCAAGCATGAACGCGCAAAGCCGCGCCTGCGTATATTGCCGAACATAAATCGGACCATGACCGCGGACGAGTATGAGCCGGTAGCGCGTAAAATAGCCTGGTACATAGACCCCACGATGGCAATGTTCGACCCTTCGACATTTGAGCCGTCGCGGCTTATGTACTGGCCGTCGTGCTGCGCCGACAGCGAGTATTTTTTCCTCAACATCGACGCGCCGCCGATAGACGTTGACGCAGTGCTGCGCGAATACGCCGACTGGCACGATATGTCCCAGTGGCCGCAAGTACCCGGCGTGGGGCAACAGCGCGTTAAGCAAGCGATAGCGAAGCAATCCGACCCGACAACTAAGTCGGGCGTTGTAGGCGCGTTCTGCCGCGTCTACGATGTATATAAGGTTATGGACACGTTTCTCCCGGGCAGATACCTGCCTGTGGACGATGGCGAACGTTATACCTACACAGGCGGCAGCACAACCGGCGGCGCGGTAGTATACGAGAACGGTGCGTTCTTATATTCTCACCATGCGACGGATCCGGCAGGCGGTAAATTGTGCAACGCCTTTGACCTGGTCCGATATCACCTATTTGCAGACAAAGACGACGACGCCAAACCCGATACTCCGGTCAATAAACTGCCGTCATACTCCGCTATGTGCGAGCTGGCGATCGCCGACAAAAGCGTCGCGGGGCTGCTGCAATCGGAGCGTTATGAGCGCGCCGTCCAGGCGTTTGACACACCGGCAGTCGCTGCCGCTGACGCGAGCTGGATGAGTAAACTCAAGATCAGCCCGACAACCGGACAGCCGGCAAAAGACCCGGAAAACGTCAGGCTTGTCCTCAGCTGCGATCCGCTGCTTAAAGATCGGATTCGGCTTGATGTATTCACAGATACCATAATTGGCACTGCACCGCTGCCATGGGGGAGTCGGAAGGATGAAACCGGGGACTTTAAGTGGACAAACAGGGACTTTGACGGACTGCGCGGACACATGAATCGAATTTTAGGCTTTGCCGCTAAAGACACAATCGAATTTACATTTAACGACTTTTTAGGTGAACACAGCTTTAACCCGGTCGTAGACTATTTATCGGCGCTTACATGGGACGGACAACCGAGACTTGATACCCTGTTTATTGACTACATTGGCGCGGTAGATAACCAGTATACCCGGGCAGTAACCCGAAAAATGTTTACCGCCGCCGTTGCCCGGGCGTTGTCGCCGGGGATTAAATTTGACACCATGCTTGTACTTACCGGACCAGGCGGCGTGGGAAAAAGCCGCACGTTGCGGCATATGGGCGGCGCATGGTTTAACGACAGTGTCAGCAGCTTTGAAGGCAAGGAACCGTGTGAACTGATACAAGGCGCATGGATTGTAGAACTCGGAGAGTTGACAGGCTTTAAAAAAGCTGATGTCGGCAGAATCAAGCAGTTTTTAAGCCAACAGGAAGATGTATACCGTCCGGCTTATGGTAGAACTGTCGAGTGGCGACCGCGTCACTGCGTATTTTTTGGAACTTCTAATGACGCCGAATACCTGCGCGATAAGACAGGTAATCGTCGTTATTGGCCGCTGGATGTATATGTAACTGTCCCGGCGAAAAACATCGAATCCGAATTAGACGGTGAGCGCAATCAGTTGTGGGCGGAAGCCGTCGTGCGCTGGAAAGCCGGAGAGCAGTTATATTTATCCGGTGACTTGATAAAATACGCAGAAGCTGAGCAGATAAATCATAGCGAACGCTCTCCGCGTGAGGGGCTTATACTTGATTTTATCGAACGGAAAGTGCCCGATGACTGGTATAAATGGCCGCTTGACTCGCGCAGAACGTTTTGGTCAGGCGGTATGAAAGTCGAGGATTTACATCTTGTAGAGCGCACTCGAATCTGTGCGATGGAAGTTTGGTGCGAGCAGCTGGGCGGGGATTTTAAGGGCATGAAATACGCAGACGCTGTTGAGATTAACAACACAATAGCTACCGCGCCTGGATGGGGACGAGAAAAGTCTAGCAGTCGGTATGGATATTGCGGCATCACAAGAGGCTGTGAGCGTATGTAATTTGTAATTTTGTATGAAAATTACGTCGTTCACAAATTACACGATAATATGTAATTTGTAATTTTAATGTAATTTTGAAAATTACGTCAAAAAACAAGCTGAACAGGCTAATAAAATCGTATTTGTAATTTTGTAATTTTTAAACTGTATATAGATAAAAAATAGGTAAAATAGGCGCATATGTGTTATAGCCTATACGCCTAAAGCGCCTGTTTTTGAAGCGCCTACGCGCGTTACGCGCGAGGGTAACATCGTTTTACGAAAGGAAAATATAATGAAGATAATACAGATAATGCCGATTGATAAAAGCATATCCGATAAACTAAAAAGCACGATATCCGATACTTCCACGGTAATCGGAATAGCATTGATTGAGAATGACGAGGGTTGTCAGGAATTAAGGTACATTCACACTAGTCTTTACGGCGAACCCGAGCCGTATGTAGATGTTGAGGATTAATATGCTTGAAAAAGAGATTGAGAAGTACCTTGTAAAACGGGTTAAAGAGTTGGGTGGCAGAGCTTACAAATTCGTTTCATCCGGAAACGATGGCGTGCCCGATCGGTTGGTGTGTCTACCCGGTGGTCGAGTGATGTTCGTCGAATTGAAAGCGCCGGGCAAGACACCGACGGCTTTGCAACGAGCACAAATCGCTTTTTTGAACAATTTGGGATTTGTTGCCTCATATGCGACCAGCTGCGAAGAAGTAGACTTTATTTTAAGCGGGTATGACCACAAATGAAATACATACCGCATCCGTATCAGCAATACTGCATCGATCGCATGATAAACGATACAGCATTGGGGTGCTACCTCGATATGGGACTCGGAAAAACAATTATCACACTAACAGCGGTCAATGAGCTTAAATATTATCGGTTTCAGGTTTCCCGGGCACTGGTTATAGCACCAAAAAAAGTCGCCGAAGCGACCTGGAGCAAAGAAGCGGCGAAGTGGGAACATACAAAACACCTGCGGATCCGGCTTGTGTTGGGAAGCGCACAGCAGCGAATACGAGCGCTTAATACGCCGGGTGACCTTTGGATAATAAACCGTGAAAATGTTCAATGGCTTGTAGATTATTATCGTAACGACTGGCCGTTCGACTTCGTAATAATCGACGAGAGCAGCAGCTTTAAAAATCGGCAAGCGAAACGCTTCAAGGCTTTGGCGAGTATACGCCCGCATATCAAGCGGATCGTCGAGCTGACAGGCACACCAGCGCCAAACGGTTTAATGGATCTGTGGGCGCAGATATATTTACTCGACCAGGGTCAGCGGCTAGGAAAACATATCACAGGATACCGCGAAAGGTATTTTGAGCCGGACAAGCGCAACGCGCAACAGGTTTTCAGTTACGCGCCGAAACCGGGGGCAGAAAAAGTTATCAAGGATTTAATCGGTGATATCTGCATTTCGATGAAAGCCGCCGATTACCTGCAGCTGCCCGATTGTATTACAGACGACATACCGGTTGAGCTGGACGCCAAAGCGCGGAAGAGATACGATGAAATGGAGCGCGAGGCGCTGCTTGAGATCGACAATACACAGATTACGGCGACGACCGCCGCGGCGCTGTCCAACAAGCTGACGCAGTTATGTAATGGCGCGGTTTATGACGGGGAGCGTAACGTCGTCGAGATCCACGACTGCAAGCTGCAGGCGCTGGCGGAACTGATCGAGGGGCTAAACGGTCAGCCGGCACTGGTGTTTTATAACTTCCAGCATGATATACCGAGAATTATTCAAACATTATCCGGTATGGGGTTGCGTATTCGGCAGTTGCAGACGCCGGTGGACGAAACCGCATGGAACAACCGGGAGATCGATGTGCTGCTTGCGCATCCGGCTTCGGCGGCATACGGGCTTAACCTGCAGGATGGCGGTAATCACGTTATTTGGTTTGGGCTTAACTGGTCACTTGAGTTATACCAGCAGGCAAACAAGCGCTTGCACAGGCAAGGGCAGACGCAGAAAGTTATAATCCACCGGCTGTCGGTCGTCGATGGACGCGATGAGGATATCGCCGCGGCGCTTGAGGATAAAGGCGCGACACAGGATCGATTGATCGAGAGCCTTAAGGCGAGGATTGACAAAATTAAAAGGGAGATGGGCGCATGAATACAAAAAGATTTAACGAGTTATTTGATGAGACTGTTGAGATATCGCGGTCAGTGCTTTGTAAAAAAGCTGGCGAATACGCCGAGAACAATGATCGGCTGCACAATTTTAACTGCGCGGCTGAAATGCAAGGCTGTACAGCGATCCGGGCGCTGGGCGGGATGATGGCAAAACATACTGTGTCGGTGTATGACTTGATTAACCGCATTGATGCCGGGCTGGCTGTGTCGCCTGAGTTATGGGATGAGAAGATAATCGACAGCATCAATTACCTGATCTTACTGCGGGCAGCGGTTGAAGACTGGGAAATTAAGGAAGTGGAGGAGGCGAAGAAGTTTGACGAGTAAAGAGCTTAGTCAGCTGTATTGGCTTAATCGTGAGATCGAGCAGGACAAGCAAAAACTCGCAGAGTTGAAAGCCGCATCAATCGATACAAGCAGTAAGATCACGGGGCTTCCGCACGCGTCGGGTACAAGTGATAAGACGTCATTGGCCGTTGAGATTGTATACCTGCAAGGAGTGATCGACGCCAAACTGCAACAATTATATTACGAATATAATCGTTTAACGGCGTACATAAGCGGTATCGAGGACTCATACATCCGTCAGATTGTAACGCTGCGTTGCGTTAATGGGCTAAACTGGCACCAAGTCGCAATGCATATCGGCGGCGGGAACACGAGTGAGAGTGTTCGTCAAGTGTTTTCGCGATATATACGCAAAAGTTGTCACACATGTCACACTTACCCATGATATAATGGTACCATAAAACAATCAGGGCGCGTCGTGCGCCCTTTTGTATTGGCAGCGCCGTAATTGGCGTGGGATGAACGCCGCGTTAAACAGTCGGGGCGGGGGCTGCGGCGATATGATTTATAACGCGCCTGATCCGTTTTATGTCTCGCGGAAATGGCGACACAAACGCAAAGAGATATTAAAGGCACAGCATTACGAATGCCAGTACTGCAAAGCGAGGGGCTTATATGTAAAAGCAACACACGTACATCATGAGTTTCATCGCGACCAATATCCGCAGTATGAGCTGACTGACTATGTGCTTATGCCGGATGGCACATACAAGCGTAACCTTACGGCGTGCTGCAGCCGATGCCACGAGATAGTCGGGCATCCGGAGCGGATGAAAGAAACAGGACGCGGCAAGAAAAAGCAGCTAACCGACGAGTGGTGGTGACCCCCCGTCGATTTAAAACGCATTTTAATATTACTCCTGTTACTCGGAAGGGTTAGTTACCCTGTTTAGGTTTCCTCGCGTGCATGATATAATTTTTGACAGTTTAAAGCCTAGGAGGCGGGTTAAATGGCAAAACAGGATCCACGATACGACGAAGTTAGAAACGGTTTGCTTGAACAGCTCGCCCGTAATGGTACAGTCGGTAAATATTATATCGACATGGTCGAGGATTATATGCGGTTGTGGGAAATAAAAACACGGCTGCAGGCTGATGTACGGAAACGCGGTGCTAAAGTTAAAGTCGTGACGGCGTCTTCGGTGAATATCAAGACAAACGATAGCGTGCTTGACTTGCTGAAAGTAAATGCGCAGATGTTGAAAATCCTTGAGAACTTAGGTTTGCAGCCCGCCGGGCAGAACACCGGAAATACGGGTGGCGGTGATGGCGACCGGATGTAAATACATTGACGATTATTACAGTGCTATCCGCGCCGGGCAAATAAAAGTCGACGAAGATATCAGGCTTGCCATGGCGCTTATCGAGGGAAAGCTAAACAACCCTGACGTTTTTATCGACATCGCGGCAATCGACAACGCGAAAGAGCTAATCGAGCGCTATTTTGAAATGACACTCGTGCCGTGGGAAATGCACATCCTGTCGCTGGTGCATTGCTTCTACCGCTCCACTGATACGCTCGTGTTTGACGAGTTTTTTGTCATGATGGGGCGCGGTAACGGCAAGAACGGTTTTATCTCCGGGCTGTCGTGGTATCTCACCACGCACTACCACAACATACGCGGCTATAATGTCGACATCGTCGCCAACAGCGAAAAGCAAGCGCGGGTGTCATACGACGAAATAATTGAAATGCTTGACCGGACGAAAGAAAAGTCGTGTCATTTTTTCACCTGGAACAAAGAGATTATCCGCAACACTCGCACAGCGAGCTATATAGAATTTAACACGTCCGGCGCACACACCAAAGACGGTATGCGTTCGGCGTGTTTAATTTTTGACGAAGTACACGAGTATGAAAACGCGAAGATGATCGGCGTCTTCCGGTCCGGTTTCGGTAAACGCAAGCACAGCCGTATTTTTAAGATCACCACAAACGGCTATGTCAGAGAGGGTGTGCTTGACGACGATCTGCGGCTGGTGTCCGACGTGCTGCACGGAGTAGTCACCGACCTTAGTATCTGTCCGCTTATATACCGGATGGAGACAGACGAGGAATGCGACGACCCCAGCTTATGGGAAAAGGCTAACCCGTCACTTCCTTACTTCCCGGTATTGCTTGAGGCGATTAAAAAAGATTTCGCT